TGGTGCCACTGAAATCGCTAAATTGCGACGTACCAGAAAGCGTGGTCTTGTTGTTGGTCAAGTAATTTGCGGTCGTAGTCGCAAGAGTGGCTTGAGCAATTTCCAAGTCAAGCTCAAGAATCCGGCTAGCGCCGTTGAGGGCACGAGCAGCATTATCGAGACCGTAGGCTCGCTGGCCTTCCTGCTGGATTTCCATCGGTGCCTTGCCTTCAAGAGATGCATCGACCAGCGAATAAGAAGAGCCGCTATAGCCAAACTGCACGCGAGCAGTAGAGCTGCCTGGGGCACGCTTTATGCCCGCGTACTGCATGAAATGTTCACGACCAAACGTAATGATCGTGCCGCCGCGCAGATCGACGGGGACTTGGGGAAACAAGTATTTGCCGACAAGGTCATTTTGGCTAATGCCTTGGGCAATGGTCGTAAGGACCGGGTTAATTAACCTAGCCTGATCAACACTCAACTGGGGCATGGTGTCCTCTTAGTTAGTTAGGAATAACAAGCATTTCGATTTGTGCCCCAGCGGCACTGCCGGCGGTGATCGCACGGCCAACGATTGCGCCACTGGAACGAGTAACGACCCGACCGGAGGAGTCAAACTCCAGGAGCGCATTGGCGGAAACAGCAGCGCCGGCTTCGGCGATGCAAGTTCCCAACACGGTGACGGCCGTCCGGGCACCACTGGCAGCGCCAACGGCGGCGATGTAGCCATTACCTGCAGCAGAAACAGCGGCACCGGCAAGGGTGGCGCCCCGGAATTGGGTCAGGGCAGCTGATGCCAAGACCGTTTTTTCGAGGAGTGAAATACATCCAACGGCCATGATCAGATACCTCCGTTAATGGATTGAGCCTGAACAGCCTTGACGGCCGACAGATAATCGACGCCAGGGTGCTCCAGCTGATAGGCCTTGGCGGCCTTGTCCAGGGCGGCGGCATCGGTGCTGGCATCAAGGCCCCCAACAGGGCCCAGCTTGGGGGAAGTTGGCTCCACATCAGGAGCAACGACAGCGGCAACGGGAGCGATTGCATCAGACTGTCGAGCCTGAGCAATGGTGCTCAACTGATTGCGGGCAGCGGCCAGCACCTGAACAGCAGCCTCCGGTCCGGTGGTGACACCGTCGGCGGCCAACTTGTCAATCAGGGCTTCATGGCCCGGCATTGCCATTGAACGGACGGCCGCGATTCGCTCGCGCTCGCCCTGTGCTCCCTCGTCCCGCAGCACTTGCGCGGCCTCAGGGTTTTCGGCTGCCCATTGGGTGGCCAATACGTCAAAACTCATCGGAGAGATTGCATTGGGTAAGGAAGAATTGACCGGTATGCGGATCACCGCGCGGTCGTTCGTTTCAGCGATTACCCTTTCCAGCGTAGCGATTCCATCCAACAGGCCAGCGTCCACCGCTTGTTGGCCAATGAAAACGCGACCATCGGCCATGTCGGCAACGACTTTGTCGGGCGTTACGCCACGCTGCAAGGCAACATCACCAACAAACAACGAATAGAGGTAATCGACCTGGCTTTGCATGGTCTGTTGACCAGCGTCCGAGAGGGGCCCGTATTGGCTGGCAATGCGCTTGAATCGGCCGGCAACTATCTCGGTGGTCTTTAGTCCTAGGGCCTGCTGCTGCCCAGAGACATCTGTGTGGGTGGCAACGACTCCGATTGAGCCGACCTGATCGACCGCCGAACTGGCGTAGACGCGATCGGCAGCAGAACCGACCCAATACGCGGCACTGGCCATCGTGCCTTCTGCCAGGGTTGCGATGGGCTTCACGTCTCGCGCTGCCATCACCGTGGCGGCTGCAGCAGGAGTCCCAGCAACAGCTCCGCCGGGGGAGTCCACCATCAAAACCAGCGACTTAACCGCTGGGTCATTCAGGGCCGCCGCAACATCGCGCACAAACAGTTCCGACGAACTGCCGCCGCTCATCTGGCTCATCAAATTCATTTTTGGCGCGATCACCCCCCTCAGTGGAATCAGCGCCGCCCCATCGCGCACCTCATAACCCTGGGGGGCGTTGTCCAACTTTCGGCCGATCTTTGCCTCTAAGGCTTCAATGTCAATGCCCTCGCCACGAAGGTGGGCAGCATAGATGGCCTGAATCTCTAGCAGTCGATCCGGCAGAATTGCCCAAGGGGCGTAAAGCGTGTCAAGGATGCTCATGATTTTCAGTCTAATTCGGTGGGATCAGTTCCCTCGCCGGGATCGCCGTCATTCATCGGATCGGTTGGATCCTCGGTTGGGTCTCCAATTGGATCTTCACCAGGATCTTCGGCAGGCATTGGCGCTTGACCGCCATTGGCCATAGGCGCCATCACGGGGGCCTCCAGGCCAGCCTCAACGCGTTCATCATGCACACGGGCAGATTCTCGATGCTTGGTCTCCCAGTCGCCGCCGTCATAGGCGACAATCTCTTCTGGCAGGGTTGTGAGTCCGATCCTGATTCGATTTTCGGCCGCCGCCGCTTCTTTTGTCGGATCCAAAGCGCCAGGGCCATCGCCGCTCCAGATCGAGCCGCACCACGCGGCCTTAATACGAGCATCGTCAAAAAAGCCAGGGGCGCTGATGCGACCAGAGGCAACGGCATCGCTCAACCATTCAACATAGATTGGTTGACAAAACCGATTAGCCAGCCAGTTTCGGCTTTTTCGGTAGCCGCGCCAGGCATCCATCAGCGCCGCACGCGAGGCGCTATAGCTGCTGTTAAAGGCCTTGGCCAAGACTTCGTAAGGCATGTTAAGCCCCATGGCGATCTCTTTTAGGACCGCATCCCAGAACGCATTGAAATTGGCGTTAGGCCTGCCTGGTTGCGGGCTGCTTACTGTCTCACCCGGCAAAAGATTAACAATCTTGCCAGACTTGATTCCACCATCAATTGTGATAGCTGAATTCTGGGCCGATGAAATAATTTGCTGTTTACCAGCATCGTCGAACAGCGTGTCAAATGCCTCGGGGTCCATCGTGGCAAACACAGCCAGGACAGCAGAGTTGACAGCTGCATCAACCTCGGCATCGCTGTAGCGATCAAGCTGCTTGATTTTTGACAGGATCGGCGCCAGCCAAGGCACACCACGGGTTTGGCTGGGCCGATCTTTGCGGGTGAGGTGCAGGACATTGGTGCGACCTGTTGCCTCCCCATAGAACGGTCGGTATTCCCATTCAATCGGCGGACCAATCAACCTGGCGCCAGGGTGTCGATTACAGATCCAAACACCAATAGGCCGGCCGCTAGGGTCTTTCTCGATGCCTTGAATGCACTTGACACTGTCAGCCGTATACCCTTTGTTGCTGATTCGATCTGCTTCAATAATCTGCACGCTCAACCGATAAGGCCAGCCCTGAATATCTGTGTCAGTTAATAGCGTGAAACTGTCGCCACTGACACGAAACGATCGATAAGCTAAACCTTGCAACTCATAAAAATTCTGCTCCCGCATCGAATCACATAAATTTGATTTTGCCCATACCTCAAAGTCGTCTTCCACTTCCGCTTGCCAAGTTGAAGCCTCGTCATCTGAAAGCCCTAGAAGTCGCGCATTGATGCGGCTTTGTAATGACAAGCCGGTGCCAACGACATAGGTCAGGTCGGTTTCAATCGCGCCAGTAGCAATCGGGCAATTTCGCTCAGCATCACGCGAACGTGCCCGAAGCTCCCGCAGATCACGAATCGAATCACCATCGGCGTCTCGGATGCCGGGCAGCCATGAGGCAAATCGATCTGTATAGCCACCGCCGACGTAACCGCCAGGCAAGCTAATCCCGCTTGCTTGGATTCCTTGCTGGCCGCCAGACAGCTGAGCAATGGCCGCCGCCATTTTCTCGGCCCGCTTCTGCAATGACTTTTTGGAGGCCATCAGAACAGGGGGGAGGGTGTCACGGATCGGTTGCGGGTTGACCGTGAAGCCAGATCTTGAACCCGCTTATTCCACAAATTGATGCCAGCCTGAACCGCCGCCAGGTCGGCACGTTGCATTTTGCGGTCGCCAATCTGATACATCTGCCCCGAAAGAATCGCGGTTTCCGCAGCTAAATACTTGTCCAGCTGCGCCTGTGCCAAGGCTAATGTAATTCCTGCCATGGCCTCAGGCTAACGAGTCTGACTAGCGGGTCCAGCCAGAAAGCGAGACTTTGCCGGCGCTGATGCCATGGGTCTGCGCAGCCGCCTGCGCCTCCAGCTGATCCCACATAGTCGCCCGGTTGTAGCGACGGGCAACAAGCTGCAGGGCGGCATAGGCCATTCGGGTGCAGTCGCCCGCTTCGTCGCGGTCGCTGTCGGCCTTGCGCCATTCGTATTGGGTAAACCCCTTGACAACCTTGGCGCGACGTTTCCATGGGAACAGTTCGGCCAGGAACTGATCGGTAGCAGCCTGCCCTAGGTGCATGTATCCAGGGCCAGGGGTCTCGATTCTCAGCCGGCCCTGAAGGTGAACCATGCTGGCATCGGTCCCGATGATGTAGAGCAGAAGGCCCCGCGTTGGTTTCACCACGCTCCTGTTTTTGGCGTCCACGTCAACCGGCGTGCCCTTGCCGATCAGCGCCTTACCTGCCGTGCCGCTGCCTTTCATCGGGACCCAGACGTTTTTCCTGCTCTGGCAAAACGCCCGAACCGCAGCCGGTGCCAGGCCGCCATCGTCAACGCCGCCTTTTGCCAGAGTCAGCTCCCGGCCATCCTCGCGTACCCAGCGGGTCGAGGCCACGTTGTCTACCTGCTGCCACACCTCGTCCTGCCTGGGGTCGCCATGGATCTCCCAGTGCCCGATATGCCAAGCTTCCTCACCGTGGCCCCATCCCCAGACTGTCAGCACCAACCGTTCCCCTACAGTGCCGCCGCCGCCCTGGACATCGACCCCAGCGGTGAGCACCAACACACCATTGGGCACGGTGCCCACCGGATAGCCGTTCCCAGAGTCGAGAGTCTGACGCCGTTTGGCCAAGCCTTCAACGTTGAAAGCGTTTTCGATGTCGTCTTTCCAGGCATCGGCGGCCCGTTTGTTGACCCACCCTTTCAACAAGATCCTGTCATCCTTGGCCCTCAGGAATTGATCCCTGATTTCGTTCCACGAATACCCCAGCCCTAGGGCAGCGTTCCAGCTGGGTAGGTGGAATCCTGCGGTGATCCCGTCGCCCTTGGCCGATGGAGTCCATATTCCCTCCTGCAAAATCCGCGCCTTGTGGCGCTCTTCAAATCGCTCTGCGCAGTGGGAGCATTCGTAGAGCACCTCTGCATCCGGAGCTTCCCACTTGAACTGGGCCCAGATCAAAACCTGACGCTTCCCGCACGCAGGGCATGGCACATGAAAGCGCCGCTGATCGGATCGGTTGTAGAACTCCCACGTGATCCGGCACGCTCCCTCTTCGCCAGGGGTCGAGGTGATCAGCGTTTTGCCGTTGCGAAAAGTGGCGGTCCGTGACTCGAAATTCTCTAGCGGGTCCCCTTTGTCGTCCATCTCCAGGGGGTAGCTGCTGACCTCATCGGCAAATAGGTTGGCAGCCGGCATCGACTGAGCGGCGCTGGCGCTGTTGGCCC